ATGACAGTTATCTTTTTACTTGCGGCAATATTGTACCTGCAACAGATTCACAATTTTTTCTCCTGAGAATGTCTGTTGACAATGGTTCTAATTATCTATCTGCAAGTGATAGCTACCGTAGCGCTGGCGTAACTGGTATCGCTGCTGGAGATCAGGCTTTTATAATTCTAACGAATCTTAATTTTGGTAATGTTTCGACAGAAGGTGCGTCATTAGATGTTAGAATACATAACCCTAACCTAAATACAAGCACTTATGCTTTTGCAGACGGTATCCTATCTCAGCCTGATAACACAGTTTATGGCGGTCAAGGTACGGGTGGTAAAACTAAAGCTGCTACGGTTGTCAATGCAGTTCAGTTTCTCTTTTTAAGTGGAAACATACAATCAGGAACAATCACAATGTACGGTATGGTTAATTCATAGGAGAAGCAGATGCCTCGCTATCATAATATAAATGGACAATCTGTGCAGTTTACTGCCCAAGAAGAGACTGACCGTGATGCAGAAGAAGCGGCATGGGCTGCGGGTGCTAACACTCGTGCTGCGGCAGAGGTGCGTAAAGAACGTGACGCCAAACTAGCCGCTTGCGATTGGCGCGCGTCAAGCGATGTTGCGCTGTCAACAGCATGGCGCACGTATCGTGCTGCATTACGTGATGTACCCGCACAAGCTGAATTTCCCAACAGCGTCGCTTGGCCCACGGAGCCAAGCTGATGGATAAACGTACAGTCAGCAGCGCTCACCAGCGCATCGATGAAATGCAATTGCAAATCGTTGAGTTGCGTACGGAAGCCAAGATACAATTCAAAGACATATTCAATCGCGTGAAGCGGCTGGAGGCTGTGTTGATCGCTACATCTGGCGCAACCATTGTGATGCTGCTGACGATCCTGACAAAGATGCAGTGACACACGTTTTTGTGTTGGTGATCTGGCTGGGTATCGGCACAGAACGCAAGATAATATCTGACGATATAGAGTTTACCAATCTCCAACATTGCATTGCGTATGCGCAGCTAATCGTCATGCGGTTCGGCTATCAAACGCCACAGGATCGCGCACTGGCGTACTGCATTCCCAAGCGTGTGACGCCAGAAGCATAAGAGGCCGCGCAATGGAACCTATCAGCGTAGCCGTGGCAGCATTTGCCGCGATCAAATCTGGCGTCAAGCTGGGCAAAGATGCTCAGTCAATGATGTCAGACATTGGCAAAATGTGGGGCGCAATCGATGAGGTGCGCGGCGAGCATCGCAAGAAAAAGAAATCACCTTTCAGATCTGTCAATGAAGAGGCGTTGGAAACCTATGCAGCCCAGCAAAAGGCCGATGACTTAGAGGTTGAATTAAAGAAAGTGGTGATCGCTTCACGCGGATTTTATGCATGGGATGCTCTCTTAAAAGTGAGAGGCCAGATCAAGCGTGAACGCATGGAAGCCGAGAAAGCAAGGCGCGCCAAGATGCAGCAAAGAATTGAACTTGCCGCAGCGGTTGCGCTGTTTATCTTGCTTCTCGGCACGATGATCTTTGGCGTCTGGTTGTTCCTGACATGATCCTTCTCGCAGCGGCTGTGGTCGCTGGTCTAGCTGACCCGGAATATGTCACCTGCAAATTAGCCAAGCGCATGACGGTTCATGGCCAGAAGATCTGTTTGTACGTTCACGTAAACGGCGGCAGTCAGGTCCACTACCCAACAACCAGTTTCAGTGAATGCCCCGCAAGGTTCCAATGCCGCTATGCGCCAAAGGCAAAGGGCAACACCCTCAAAGACACAATGGATAGTTTGAAGGAGCAGTTCGAATGACACCAGAACGCTTAGACGCATGGCGCATTGTACCGCGCCTGTTGATCCTCAGTTATATGATTGTATTTTACCAAACCTGCAATTGGTTCATGGCGCTTGACCTGCCAAATAATGCGCAGGCTGGCTTTGTCAGCGTCATTGTTGGCGCGGGTGCAGCTTGGTTTGGGCTATACCTCAATGGCGGTGGCAAGAAATGATCGGCGCATTGATAGGGCCGCTGACTAGCCTAGTCGGATCTTGGATGGATCAGAAGGCAGAACAGCAGCGCGGCAAGCAAACTGTCGCCAGAGTGAAGGCCGAGAGCGAGGCCGCTGTGTTGGTCAGCGCTGCTACTAGCACAGCCGATTGGGAAAAGCTGATGGCCGAGGGGTCTAAGTCCTCACTAAAGGATGAGTTTTTCAGCGTGATCCTAGCAGCGCCCTGCATCCTAGCCTTCTGCGGCGAATGGGGCCGCACCATTGTTGCAGAGGGTTTTGTCGCGCTGGAAGCCATGCCAGAATATTACCGTTATTTTCTAGGCTGTGCCATTGCCGCCAGCTTTTCTATTCGCGGTGCCACTAAGTTTATGAGCCGCCCCAAATGACCACCGACAAGGTAATCCCCCTGCACCCACCACAATCAGAACTGGATCAGCAGTGGGTGGCTTTGGAAGCCCAGCAGAAGCAGATCAGAGAACAGCTAAAAAAGATATTGGAGCGAAAGAAATGAGAGCCGTCAACGAAATCATTATTCACTGCACGGCCACCCGCGCCAATTGGATGGAAGGCAGACCCGTTGCTGATGTGGTTGCTGAACTTACCCGGTGGCACGTCGAGGACAACGGCTGGAGCGATTGCGGTTATCACTATGTCATCACACGCGCTGGCGAGGTCGGCACAGCACGTCCTGTTGAACGCAGCGGCGCACACTGCCGAGGACGTAACAAGGGCAGCATAGGCGTTACCCTGTGCGGTGGTCGCGGTGGTCAGGAAGATGACGTGTTTGAAGAGAACTATACGCCAGCACAAGAGGCTGCGTTGCGGGATCTCATTGGCGATCTGAAAGACAAGCACCCTGAGATCCAGCAAGTGTCCGGGCATAACGAATATGCTGCCAAGGCTTGCCCGTGCTTCGACGTAAAGGATTGGCTGTAATGGGCGCACCAGTAAAATCAGGAGACAACCCACGCCGCGCAGCATTCTTGCAGCGCATGGGCAAGATGCCGGGGCCACAGAAAACGCCAGACGGCAAAGCAACGCCACTGCTGTCATCGCTTAGAGCATGGGGTGCATCGTCAAAGCGTGACGCTGTGGCGAAGGGCAAAGCAATCAGCAAACGCAACGCAGCAAGAAAGGCATAGCATGGCATCACTTACGAAAAAGCAAAAGTCTCTGATGTCTAAGCATTCAGAGCATCACAACGCCAAGCATATGCAGGATATGAACAAGTCTATGCAGCAAGGCAAAAGTTTCTCAGCGTCCCACAAGTCAGCAATGAAAAAGGTAGGTAAATAAATGTCACTTTATCGGAATATTAACAAACGCAAGGCAGCAGGAACGTCGAGATCAAAAGCAAAAAGCACGATCTCTGATAAGTCATATTCAAATATGAAGGCAGGCTTCCCTAAGAAGAAAAAGAAAAGCCTGATGGGGCAGTCAAGTAAAGGCTAGTCAGGCCAATCCATAGGGCGATGCCCATCAAGATATGCTTGTATGAGCCGTACCATGCGCGGTGCTGGTGGTCGGCTGGTTTTTGCTTCGCTGGGCATTTCCATACGGCGCACCGATTGACCGTCTGTATCCAACAGACGGCCCAAATCGGATTGCGTAAGGCCCAACGATTTCCGTGCTTGTTTAAGCTGTGATGGTGTCATTATTCAGTTTTACAGCCTCTGACATTGCTTGTTCTAAAGTTGCGTAGCTACCAAATCCTTCAAGCGCAAAATCATCAATACTAATTTTAACGGCCCTTGTGACTGTATATGGCGTTTCGGCGTCATAGGGGCACACCTGCACAGCAATATCCCAATTGCTGTTTAACACCCATTGGTCATCTGTGCTTTGATCTTCAGATGGTTCAAACTCAAATAAATCTTTCATCTCGTATCTCCTTGAATTGGCGGGGCGTCATGCCCCTATGCATATTAATGTAGGGGCAACCGCCCCTCAGTGCAAGGGGTGGATAGAAATAAATATGCACCCCATGCATTTTATTAATGCTTGGCACCCTTGCGCACGATCACGCCAAGCTGCCCATCAATGACGCCAGCATAGAACGTGTCATTGCGCAGCCGCTTGGTGTTCATGCGTAGCATCATCGCGCGGATTGCCATCGCGCTGCTGTCAATGATTTCTTCCCAGCCAACGCGGTTAGTCTCATCAGCCAGCACCCGCGCACGGGCGTGAACGTGAGCATAGGCAACCTCATCGAATAGCGGGTGGTTCGTATCGCGGATCATGAGATCACCGCCAGGGACCACGCGGCAATTATTAAA